CACGCCGGCGCACCGCCCGTGTCAATGCCCGTTGTGTCGCGATGCCTCATGAGCCCGGCGCCGGGGCGGGCCGGGTGCTCGGGCCCGACCATCCCCTCGCGATGCGCGCCGCGGCGCGCTTGCTGCTCGAGCAACGCAAGACCGTGGCGACCTACGGCGCGCACGGCGACCCGTGGGCGTTTGTGCGCGATTGCGTATGGACACGCGACGAGGTCACGAGCCGCGTGCGGCGCTACCCGAATCACCCCTATGCCGAGCTGCTCGTGCGGCGGTGGCAAGAACACCCGTTGCTCGCGGTGCCGAAAAGCCGCCGCATGGTCGTCACGTGGTTGTTCGTCGCCGTCAACTATTGGCTCGCGCGCTTTACGCCGCATGGCAAGGTGGCGTTTATGGCGCGCAAACTCGGCAAGACCGAGACGGAAGGGTCGGCCGAGCTCGTGCGCCGCGCCAAATTCATTCACGAGCACTTGCCGGCGACGTTTCCCGTGTGCGAGGTCGAGTATTCCATCGGCTTGTTGCGCTTCCCGAATGGCTCGGAAATCGTCGCGCTCGGCGAGGGCGAGGAGCAGGCGCGCCAGCATACGTTTACGAGCGTCTTGGCCGACGAGGTCGCCTTTTGGGATCATGCCTTTGAGACATGGGTCGCCTTGCGCCCCACGATAGAGGGCGGCGGGCGCTTAACCGCCGTGAGCTCGGCGGGCCCGGGATTCTTTAAGGACCTCGTGCACGACCAGCTCGGCTAGGCTAGACTCGGCGCCGAATGGCGCGCGATCCGGGCGATTTCACGCGGCGCATTCCCAATCCGCCCGCCGGGATCGGCGAGTGGTACGAGCAGAAACGCGTTGAGGCGGAGCGCCTCGAGCGGGAGCTCGCCGGCGCCCGCGCCGTCCTCGACGCCGCCCGTGAGGTCGTCAAACGCTTAGAGCGCGCCCTCGAGCTCGCGCGCTATGTCGGCGATTGACGCCCTCGACGACCAGTTGCGCGAGCTGCGCCGGCTCATAGGCGGCGTTCGGGCAGTATGCTACACGGGCCGGCCCGAGGAGACTGCGCCCATGTCGACGACCCGGCCCGCGCCCGCCCCGGCTCCCGACCCGACCCCGTGCGCCGTGCACGTCAAACGCCCCGACGGCCTCGACGTCGAGGTCGCCGGGTCGGCGGCATTCGTGACGGCGACGCTCGAGCACGTCTTGACCGTCCTCGGCGTCATCCAGGCACCGCCGCCGGCGTAATGCTCCGCCCGTACACGGTCGAGCTCGACCTCGAGGTCACGGTCGAGATTCTCTCTGCCGAGCCCGGGTGCCGCGGCGGGGGATGGGACCCGCCCGAGCCGGCGAGCGTCGAGCTGCGCGTGTCGCTCGGGACGCTCGACATTACCGCGGCCCTCCCGGCCGACGACCTCGACGCGCTCGAGGTCGACGCGCTCGAGCGCCTCGCCGACGCCGCCGAGCCCTAGCGCCGGCGGGCCGCGAGGTCGCGCCGGGCGCCGCGCCACCGCCCGAGGGCGACGACGCCCAAGAACGCCGCGAGGTCCTCGGGGTCGTCGTAGGGCACGAGCGTATACCGCCCGTCGCGGCGGAGGTGCACGCCGAGGCGCACGGGGCGCTCCCATGGCACGGGCGCGAGCTGGCCGCCGCCGGGGGGCGCGTACCACAGGCCGTCGAGCGCATAGCCGGCGGTCTGGAGCGCGTACGTCGGCGACATTTTCGCCGTCGCCTTGCGCTCGACAATCGCGGGCCGGGAGCCCGGGAGGACGCCGACGACGTCGGTCGTGCCGGCGTACCCGTAGACCGGATGGTAGAGCGGGATTTGCGAGGCAATCGGCGTAAAACCCTCGTACTCGCGAAAGGCGAGCCACGCCTCGACGTACGGCACGGCCTCGGGATGCACGCTCCGCCAATCGAGGTCGTCGGCGTCGAGCAAGTCGCAACAGGCGTCGATGTGAATCCCGCGCTCGCGCGCGTGCTGCAAGACGGGTTGCGGCACAAGGGAATAGTCGGGGGTCAAGCCGGCGTCCTCGAGCAGTTGCGTCACGCTCGGGCGTACGACGCCGTCAATCCGGTATTCATGCGTCACGGGCTCAAAGGCGAGCACGCGTGGGGCGGCGGCCCCGAGGTCGACGCCGGCGCTCATGCGGCGTCGTCCTCAACGAGCTCGCCGCGGATGACGGCCCGATACAGCACGCGGCCGCGGTCGGCGGGCGCCTCGCGCACAAACGCGAGCGGCTCGGCGCCCGTGTGCGCGCGCACGCGGCCCGCGGCGTCGAGGTAGACCGTCAAGTAGACCATGCCTAGCGCAGCGGGCGGCGCGGGGCGGCGTACTCGCGGCGCGAGGCCAGGCGCACGACGCGCGGGGCGGGCCGGGGCTCGCCCGCAATGGCGGCCTCGACGGCGCCCGGGATTTCGGCGCACAGCGCGTCGTACGCCTTGTACGAGCAATACGTGACGCGGGCGCGGCCTTGCACGCGCCGCACCCAGTCGCCGAGCCGGTCGAGCGCCCGGTTGAAAATCTCGTCGTGCGCGTCGTCGGGCACGCCGCCGCGCTCGACGGCCTCATGGAGGAGCGCCATCAAGCGGCCGACGCGCGGCTTGGAGAGCGCGTCGCTCGGGGGCGGCTCGTCACCCGCCGGGCGGGCGGGCGCCGCGGGCGCCGGGGCCGCCTTGCGGGCGGTGGCCTCGACCGATTGGCGCAGCTTGTATTGTAGGTCGTCGGGCGTCGCGGGCGCCGGCGTCGGCGTCGGGTCGCTCGAGCGCCGCGGCGCCTCGAAGGGCGCGGGGCCCTCGGGGTCGGCGTCGCGCAGGAACGCGGGCATATCCTCGAGGTCTTGGGTAAAGATTTCCGAGAGCCCGGCGCACCGGAGCACGGCGTCGGTCTGCGCGCTTTTCTGCGCCATCTTCAGCGTCTTGTTGACGTCGCCGAAATCCTGGTCGCGGTGGCGCGCGCCGCGGCCCTCGGCGACGACGACGCCGGTCGGCGTGACGAGCTCGCACACGAGCGTCACGAGGCCGGCCTCGCCGCCGAGCATTTCCCACGCGTCCACGTCGCGCTTGAAGCGGGGGCGGAGCTGCAAGAGGCCGCAGATCTTTTCGCTACCCGGCTTGCACAACGTGGCCTTGCCGCCGCACGTCGGGCACACGCTCCCCGTTTGGTCGGCCGCGCCCGGGCACGCGGTCTTGGCATTCCGCGGCCCGACCTTGCGGTGAATCACCATAAAATCGATGCCGGCGACGAGCCGGTTAAAGAGCCAATCGACAAAGAGCTCACGCGCCTTGCTGAACGACTCGAGCTGCGCGGCGAGCGCCGCGGGGTCGCCGAGGACGAGCCCCTCGGCGACGACGTCGGGCACGAGGGCGGGCACGGGGGCCGCGGCGGCGGCCTCGGCGGGCAAGGTGTCAGATTCCATAGCTGGCTTTTCCTTATGCGGGGCCATGTGATAGGCGCCGGTTGCGGTGGCAATGTTTGCGGTATCCGGTCTGCGCGTGCAACACGATGCGTTGCGCTCGGGCGGGCAACGCAAACTCGCATTGCCCGACACGGGGCCCGACCCGACCGACGCCGACGCCATGCTCGCGGCCTTTCGGGCGCGGCGGCGGGAGCTCTCAGGGGAGCGGCGGTTAGTCTTGGCGGTGCTCATGGCGGCCCTCGAGGATATCCGGCGCTACCCGCGTGGCACCAAACCGCACGCGGCGGCGTGGCGCTGGTTCACGAACGACGACGAGACGTGGCCACTCTCGTTTCGGGCGTTGTGCGCGACGCTCGACCTCGACCCGGGGGCCGTGCGCAAGCGCGTGCTGGCGGCGTGGCCGCTCCGCGGCGTCGCGTAGCGCTGGCGGGGTTTCGACATGCGTAGACCATACGCCCGCCCCCGGTAGGTGTCAAGATCGGACGTATTGTTTTTGATCCGTACCGACGGTATGACAGAGGCCATGCCCCGCCGCCCGAAGAACGGCCGCAATCACCCCCGGACGCCCGTGAACCTGGTCTATCGCACCATCCAAGCCACGGGGGGGCCGACGGCCACCGTGCGGGCGCTCGGCGTCAGCATGCCGACGCTCAAGCGGTGGCGAGGAGCAGGGGTCGTCTCGGACGCGCGCGGCGTGCTCGTGTGGGCCGCCGTGCTGCACCCGGGCGCGCCCGAGGCGCAGCTCAAGCTAGCGCGGCGGCTTGCGGGCTTGCCGGCGGCGGCGCGGCGGTAACGGCTCGGGCCCGAGCTGGCGGTCGACGGTGGCCTTGGCGCGCGCCGCAAGCCAATCCTCGACAATCAACTGCACGAGCTCGTTAAAGCCCCGGCGCTCCTCGAGCGCGGCGCGTCGTATGCCCGCGTCGAGGGCCCGGCGAAATCGAATATGTCGGGTCACGTATGTTCGCGGTGGTTGCGCAGGTCGTCCCATACGCTCGCCGTGGCTAGCGTACGACTTTCGTCGCAGCAATCCCGCACGTTGCCGGCGCTTTCCCGCATTTCTCTGCACGCCGCGGAGATTAAATCTGCTTGACGCCATAAGGCAACGGGCGTATGGGCGACCTCTCACGTTGCTAGGTTCGTTAGGTCCTCACTCGGGGGGGCGGGTCCGATTCCGGGGGCGGTGGCGGTGCGGCTCGAGGGTGCGGTACGGGCACGCCGGTCTGTAGCGCACGCACGGGCGAATCGGGGGCGAATTGGCGACGTCGCGCACGATGCGAGGGCGGCCATGACACCGGCGATGCTGGCCGCCGCGGTTGCCGCCCTCGGGCTCGAGGAGCTCGTGTCATTCGTCGAGGCGCTCCCGCGGCCATGCTTTGCCGTCTTGCGCGACGTCGCCGACGACCGCATGTGGGCGGCGCGATGGGCGCGCGTGCCCCTGCCGGCGCCGGTCGTCGTCACGCCCGAGCCCGCCGGCGACGAGCTGTTGACGGCCGACGAGGCGGCGCGCGTGCTGCGCATGTCGCTCGACACGCTCTATGCGCGCGTGCATCGCGGCGAGCTCGAGCCCGAGCCGCGCGTGCCCGGCGGCCGGCTCAAGTTTCGGCGTGCCAACTTGCGCGTAACACCCGTTGCGCCCGGTATAGACCGCCGGTATAGTGGCGCGCATGACACCCTTCCACGTCAGGGAATTGCGGCGCCGGCTCGGTTGGACACAACGCGAGCTCGCCGCCGCGCTCAATGTCACGACGACGACCGTCGCGCGATGGGAGCAAGGGGCGCGGGCCGTGACGCCGCTCGCCGCGGGGAGCCTTGGGCGCCTGGCCAGGGAGCATGGCACGACCCGCAAGGCGACCCACGCCCCAAGGGTTAGGCCATGACAGCGCCCAAGCCCTCCACGATCCTCGTGCGCTTGACGGCCGTCGAGCGCCGGCTCGCGCACGTCGAGGCGCGCATTGACGGCCTTACGAGCGAGGTCCGCGCGCTCACGCTCGCGGTGCGCGAGCTCGTCGACGCCGTCAAGGACCGCGAAACCGAGCGCCGGCTCGAGGCGCTCGAGCGCCGGGTCGACGTCCTCGAGGGCCCGCGGCCATGAAAGTATCGAAATGGCCGGGCCGCCGCGCGAAGCCCTTTTATGTCAAGTACCGGGACGGCGAGGGCACGCAGAAATACCCGGCCTTTGCGACGCACGCCGAGGCGACGACATGGCTTGAGGACAACGCGCGGCGGCTCCGCACCGCCCGCGGCCTCGAGGCCGTCGTCGACCCGGCGAGCACGGTCGCCGTCTACGGCGCACACTGGCTCGACGCCGTCGAGGGCAGCGTCAAGGCGCGCTCGCACGCGCACTACGCGAGCCAGTTTCGGAGCTACCTGGAGCCGCGGTTAGGGGGCCGGCCGGTCGC